TGACTTCGATGTGAATGCCCGGTAACCCTACCACATCGGCAGTGCCATCTTCATTGTTTCCACAGTACTGGGCAGAGCGCCTGGCTTCATAGCCCTGTGCCCGGCAGAGCCGGACCACTTCCAGCTCCCCGTTCTTGCCTTTCTTCTTTCCGTTGATCAATGATTTCACCATCCCTTCTTCAACAGATCTTCAACAGCTCTTCAGCAATCTCAGCTCTCCTTTCGGGGGGTATCCATAGATGGATAATTTATGACTTCCTCAATAGCTGCTGCCACAAAGTTGCAAATCGGTTCGTCCAGATGGTAGTCTCCCGTTAAATGGTGCCATCCCTTTCTGTACCTGCATATTCCTTCGTTAATAAAATTTTCGAGATTTTCAAAGCTTGCTAAGGCATCTTTAGTGACTTCCCCTTCTTCTTCCAACTGATATCTGATAAACTCATTGACAAAGTCAGTTGCGTTTACCTTGAAATTCAATTCCCGAATCCAATCGATGTAGGCCAGCTTATCCTGGATACGGTATTCTTCAGCCGTATGTTCCGTATAGGCACAAAACGAATTCCGGATTTGCTGCCTGAATTGGTCAGTCACCACAGACTGAGGAGTAATCCTCACTTCAACGCCTCTTGGAAAGTACAAAATCTTTTCCATTTGTTTTTCTCCTTTCGTTAACCATTTTTTATAATACGTTAACACTTTTAAATTTCTGGAAATCACTTTTCAATGTGTCTGCCTGATGGATAGGAGAGGGACATGTGTGTGGGGAGATTTCATCCCCACACATGTTCCCCTATCCCATCAAGGACACATATAGGAATGGACATGACTATATATATAAACTGTCGTGTCCACATGCGAATAATAATTATCAATTATTATTCTTTACAAGATACCCATCTCGGGACATTAATTCCGTCTGTTCTTTTAGGTATCGCTTGAGTGTTTTGACCGAAATTTCCAGGTATTCCGCTACATCTTCCATCGAAGCTTCTCCAGCTTCGTTCACACAGCAATCAAAAGCAGCCGGGAGCATTTCCTGCTTGCTTCTGGATTTTGCCTGCCGGGCTTTGACTCCTTCCTTACGTCCGTCTTCCCGAATGGTTTCGATGCTGCCCTCTTCCGCTGCCATGGACAGAAGGCCGCTGGCATCCGGTATGTGAATGGGATACTGGAAGAACACATTAACCGGCGGAAATTTGGGGAACTCCCGGAGAGTCCCGTCAATCCGCCAGGCGGTAGAAATGTCGTCTGGATCCTGGTTCTTCACCCGCAGCTGGATCATATCCAGCATGGCATCCGGGTCCCGGGCAAATACCCCGCTGCCGCTGGCCCGGTCCATGGACTTCTTGAAGCCCTGGTTCCCCTTACTGTGGTGGTGACAGTAAATCACGGCACAGCCCAGTTCCGTGCAGATCTTGTCGAACTGATTACAGAAATGGGCCATCTGGTCAGCGCTGTTTTCGTCTCCTGTGATAACCTTGTAGATCGGATCGATGATTACCGCCATGTATTTCTTGTTAGCGGCTCGCATGATCAGCCTGGGAGCCAGTTTATCCATAGGGATTGCCTTGCCCCTCAGGTTCCAGATGTCGATGTTTCCAAGATTATCCGTAGGCAGCTGGAGAGCTCGGTACACGTCCCGGAACCGGTGCAGGCAGCTAGCCCGGTCCAGTTCCAGGTTTACGTACAATACCCGTCCCTGGGCGCAGTCGAAGCTCCCCAGCCATTTGGTGCCGTTGGCGATGGCAATGGTCAGTTCGATCAGGGCAAAGGATTTCCCCGCCTTGCTGGGCCCGGCGATCAGCATCTTGTGCCCCTGTCGGAGTACCCCGCCAATGAGAGGGTCAGCCAGTTCCGGCATATTATTCCAAACATCGGCCAGGTCTTCCGGGTTGGGCAGATCATCGTTGACAGTCTCGAACCATTCCTTCCATTCCTCCCAGCTTTGTTTCCCGATGTTGGTATCCACCAGGAACTGCTTGTGGTCACCCCGCCAGCAGCCGGGAATCCGGGATAGCCGGGAGGGGTTCCTGTTCTGCTGGTCGATCTGGAGTCCGTTCTTCTGGCAGACCTTGTACAGGGATTCCACGCGCTGCCGATATTCCACCATGTCTTTGGCATCGATCCGCACCAGGGCATGGAGGCTTTTGCCGCCGCTGTAAACCAGAGTGGCTACCGGCAGCTGGAGAATCCGGATGGCTTCGTTCTGCTTTTCCAGGGAGAGGGAATCCGACTCTACCAGGGCATATTTGAAATCCGTCACATCGTCGTTCTTGACCCCTTTGCCATCCAGGGGGTTAATCCGTATCCAGACACCGGCGTTATGGTCATAATCTCCCAGGGCATTGGTGATGTCTCCATTGCATTTCTCCAGGGATTTGATGATTTCCCCGGCTGTCCGGTCCCAGTGGCCTGCATTGGCCGGGATGTATTTTCCGGCCCGTTCGTCCTGCTGGGTGGATTCCGTCACATAACAGATCCGGTCGTTGTAGTCATACAGGGTGGAAAGGAATCTGATCATCTCCTGGACCGGCTTCCAGCTGCTACCCGGTTCGAAAAATTTCTTCCCGGTCAGCAGGTTGGAATTCACCAGGACGCCCTTGTCCGGATCTTCTGTAATCACATCATCCCAGGCCAGCTCCCGGGATTCTTTCTTCTGGCTGCTCCAGCCATTGGCTTTGGCCATTTGAGTGATAGTGGCCCCTGTGATGGGGTTGGGATTGCCCCGGAAGCCGCTCCATTTTCGGGCGCATTCTCCCGGGTGGTAACGCTGAGGATCGTTCTGACTCCACCCGTCCCAGGCCTCCAGGGGAAAGCCTTCCGCCTGGAGACCCATCCCCACCTGCAGCCATTCCTCATAGCTGCAGGCAGCAGGGTCGATATAGGGCAGCAGTTCCACAAGATTGATCCTGCTCATGCTTCAATGTCCTTTTCCGGGTTGTAGGTGGCCGGGATGATCCCTTCCGGGATATGCCAGCCGTTTTCACTGATCTGCCCGATCATGCTGCTGGCAGCAGCAAAGCTCCAGGTCCCCACATGGGGGAACCCCTTCCGTTCCAAGAACCGGATCTGTTTCGGTGTGGAAAGATGGAGCCCTTGTCGTTCCTTTAGCCGGTTAATCAGGAGAGACGCCAGCCCGGCATTGGCCACTTCATCTGCAAAGATGCCGTGGTCCCGCAGGTATTCAATCTGCTTCTGGGAGGCAGGTGCCTTTTCCCAGTCAAAAGTGGGGACATAATCGGATAGGTCTTCGGAAGAAATACTGATGGCGAACTGGATGGGATCCACCAGCTTTCGTTTCCGGGTGCGCATCTCCTGTAGCTCCCGGGCCAGGGCCGCTTCCCGCTGGGCTACGATATCGGTGGCAGCCTTTTCTTCCGCTTCTTCCAAGTCGATGGCTTCCCCTGCTGCTTCTTCCAGGTTGGCTGTCATTTTGTCGGCCACTTCCTGTTTCTTGCAGATCAGGGATGCCGGCCGGCACAGATCGTGGCGGGATGTGTTCCACAGGAAATCCAGGAGCAGCAGTTCCCCTTTCCCTGGAAACAGCCGGGTTCCCCTGCCCACACACTGGCAGTACAGTGCCCGGATCTTGGTGGCCCGCAGCATCACCACGCAGTCCACGGCCGGGCAGTCCCAGCCTTCCGTGAGCAGCATGGCGTTGCAGAGCACGTTGTATTTCCCGGCATCGAAATCCGCCAGGATTTCAGCCCGATCCTGGCTATTCCCATTGACTTCTGCTGCCCGGAACCCGTGCCGGTTCAAGATATCCCGGAACTTCTGGGCAGTGGCTACCAGGGGCAGGAATACCACCGTCTTACGGTCCCTGCAGTACTTTTCCATTTCTGTAGCAATCTGTTCCAGGTAGGGGTCCAGTGCATCCCCCAGCTGGCCGGCAGAATAGTCGCCGGCTGATGTTTTCACCCCCTGGATGTCCAGGGTGAGAGGGATGGTCAGAGCCTTGATCTTGCACAAATATCCGTCATGGATGGCCTGGGGCAGGGTATATTCATAGGCCAGGGAATCGAAATATTCCCCCAGGCAGGCCACATTCTGCCGTTCCGGGGTAGCCGTCACTCCCAGGACGTCTGCATCCTGGAAGTGGTTTAGCACCCGTTGGTAGCTTTCTGCCAAAGCGTGATGGGCTTCGTCGATGATGATAGTGCCATACTCATCCGGCCGGAATTGTTTCAGCCGCTGGGGCTGCATGAGAGTCTGGACACTTCCCACCGTAATCCGGTAGAAGCTATCCAGAGATGTTTCCGGCCCTTTCTCTTTGGCACATTGGAGCCCGGTTGCGCTGGCAATCTTATCCTGCGCTTGATTCAGGAGCTCATCCCGATGTGCTAGGATGAGCACTTTCTTTCCTTTGCTGACCATATCTTTTGCTACCGTAGCAAAACAGATGGTTTTTCCCGTACCGGTAGGAAGGACAAGCAGAGTCCGTTTATGCCCGCTGTTCCATTCGTTTTCTACTGCCTGAACAGCTTCCTTCTGATACGGTCTGAGGCTCATAGCCATTTAGAATGTGCCAGCCTGGAAAGAGGCAGTCGCGGGCGCTGCCGGTGCAGGTTGCTTGATGTCCTTGGGATCGATGAAGTACTTGATGTCGTTGTATTCCTTGCCGTTATAGGTCCGGGGCTTCACATGGCACATCCCGGTGGAGCCAGGGACGGCTTGCCAGTTCATCCGCAGCGGTTCCCCGTGCTTTTTCTGTCCAATGGCCAGGAAGAAAGAAGCCAGGGCCCATTCCTGGGTGCTGTGGAGGTACAGGTTGTGGGGAATTTCTACCACTGGTTCTTCGTCCTCCGGCTTTTCGTAGACCAATACCTTCAGCTGGGCATTCCAGCAGGTCGGGATCTTGCTCCCAGGTTTAGGATTGTACCGCTTTTTCTCAAAACCGGCGATCAGGAACCGGTAATCCCCTTCCGGCAGAATGACATGGGGCTTGCTGCCCCCTTCAGCGGTAATCGTAGAATTCCAGTCCAGTTCGTGTTCCTGATTTTGATTTACAATAGTTCCCATTTCTTCAAAAGCCATTTTTCATTCCTCCTGTTAACTGTTTTGGTCAATAAATGCTTTGATCTGGGGCCAGGCTCCCAGGAGGACGCCTTCCAGGAATTCCTGGTCATAATCCATGATGCTCATGTCTTCCGGATAGTAGCCACGGGCTGCCACTGCCTTCCGAACCTTGTTTTCCGTGATTTTTTCCGTCTTCAGCAGGTCGAACACCTTGCGGATTGTGGCCTGCTTCGGGTCCGCGGCCATGACTTCTTCGGCTGTGACTGCCGGAGGCTGCTGCGGTTTGGCAACTTTTGGCGGTTCCTGCTGCGGTTCCGCAGCAGGGTCAGGAGCCTTCTGGATACCGACTCCTGGGATGAACCGGGCAATGCTTTCGTATTCGAAAGGCATTTCCATGGGTAGTCCCCAGCGGTTCTTGGCGTCCCAGGTGCTGGCATGCTGGGTGTACATAACCCGTTTGCCCCCTACCCCTTTCTTTTTACCGTTGTCATCTGCCACCACTACCGTCTTGTAGTTGATGAACAGCAGTGCATCCGCCCATTCCTTGACGATGGCAGCCGTCTGGGCCGTGGTCTTCTTGTTCAGCTTCAATTCCCACCGGTCGTAGGCTCCCATTTCGTCCGGCTGTTCGAATTTTCGAATCTGGGCATGGGCGTTCAGCACCACATTGATGCCAGCTTTCACGCTCAGGTTCAGGGCTTCTAGCAGTTTGGCGAATTCTTCCAGCAGCTTCACGTACCCGCTGCCGTAGCCGAAATCTTCGATGCTGCCCTTTTTGTTGACGGCGCATACATGCTGGATGCACAGCTTTTCCGCCCAGTCGGCAGTATCCACCACCACCGTCTTGCAGGGTCGCTCCCGATTGATTTGGCTGATCAGGGACAGCAGCATTTCCCAGCTGTTGATGCCCTGGATCCGTTTCACGTCCAGCTGGCTGGTGCTGTCCTCGATATCCAGGAACAGCGGGTCCGGGAAGTGACTGGCAAAAGTGCTTTTCCCAATGCCCTCGGGGCCGTAAACCACAACCTTCTGAGGTCGTTTCAACACTCCACTGGTAATCTCCATTACGATACCTCCTTAAAACGCTCCTGCCGTGAATTTCGGCTTGCTGGGGGCAATTTCATCGGTTGTCCCCTTGACCATTCCGTCTTCGATGATGATGCTGCATTCGGCTCCCGTGGATACCCGGGTGGCGATGACCTGGAGCCCCTGGTCCTTCAGCCATTCTCCGAACTTCTGGAGGGTATCCAGATCCATCTGTTCTAATTTGTCCATCAAGACAAAACCGCATTCCGGGTTCAGCTTCCGGACGATGGCTGTGGCCACCTTAAGCTGTTCTGCTCCGCTCATGCCGTCCCAGGGAATGCTGTTGTAGATCAGCTTGCCTTCTTCCACCGAAAGCCCCGGCAGGGGGAGATCGGCTCCATCCAGTAGGGCCTGTTTTTTGTTCCTGACGTCATCCAGGGCATCCGTTAGCTGGTTGTATTTCAGACTGTAGCTGTCGGCTTCTTCTTCCGCTTTTTTCTTGTCTTCATTGATCCGGATCTTTTGGTTGATTTCTTCAATGTCGGCAATGTTCTTTTCCAGTTCAGCGGTGCTTTCGTCTTGAAGATCTTCAGCTGCTTTTCGGGCAATCATGCAGTCCTGTTCTGCCTTTTCTAGTGCCGTCTTGGCCTGTTCATAAGCTGCCCGGGCCTGCTTCAGTACCTGGTCATAGTGGGCGGCGTTTTCTCGTTTCCTTTGGTTTTCCCCATTTTTTGCCAGGATGGACTGCTGCTGTTTGATCAAATCGCTGGCACTGATGGGAGTTTCCGGCAGGTTCGGGTAACTGGGCATGTTTTTGGCTGCCTTTTCTTTCATATCCCGGTACCGGCCGATTTCCGTCCGCTGGAAGTACAGCTTCTTTTCCTTCTCTTCCAGGGCGGTCAGCTGGTCCCCTACTCCGATGATTTTCAGCAGGGTATCCGCTTTTTCTTTATCGGTGGCAGATAGGAAAGCCGGCAGGTCCAGAGCCAGTTTGCTGATGAAGGCATCCAGGAGCCGCTGTCCGGACTTTTTGCCAGTAGCATCCACTACTTTTAGGGCACTATTCACCCCCTTCCGTTCCACCACCAGGCCATTATCCAACTCGATGTGGATGGAAGGCGGTACCAGGGCCCCGGTCCGCTGAGGGACAGAAGGCCGGTACTTTTCTCCGCCCAGTCCCCACATAATGGCATCCAGGACAGAAGTTTTGCCCTGGCCGTTCTTTCCGCCGATGATGGTAAGGCCGTTGGCAGAAGGTTCCAGCTTGACCGCCTTCACCCGTTTGACGTTCTCGATTTCCAGCGTATTGATTTTCATACTTTTTCCTCCGTGGTATACTAGAGGTGAATCGGGATAGATTCACCAGGTCCGCCAGCACTGCCATGCTGACGGGCCTCTTTGTTTCCGTTCATCATTGGCTTACCCCCAGATTGCCAGGTTGATGGCGACAATAAGCAGGCTGATTGCCCCGAAGAAGCCAATCACGATTCCCTGGAACCGGGGACCCAGGACGTCAAATCCGTCAGTCAACGTATCAATCAGCATCAGGAGCACATCCAAAGCCATCCGGATTATCAAATACGGCAACAGGATCATCGTCACCAGGATTGGTGCATTCTTCGGCGTCTTCTTCATCTTCCTCATCCTTTCCATACTCAGGAAATCCGTCTTCCATCGCATCACAGAGCTCAGAAGCCAATTGCTTCATGTTTTCGAACTTTTCCAGACTTACCAGGACAACTCCGGCGCCATCCAGCGTGAAGAAGTTTTTGGAGGCCTCCATGACCGAATCAAGAAGCACATCCACTTTATCCAGGAATTCGTCCGTAATTTCATACGTCATTTTCATGCCTCCCTATCAATTCCCGCAGATCTATAAACAAGGCATCTGCGATTTTCCACCAGGTTTTGATACTGAAATTTCCGTAGCCATTGAGGACCTTGTTGTAATGACCCTCACTAAGACCCAGGGACAGGCTGAACTGTCTCTTGGATACCCCTCGATGGTGCCGGATTTTTTCCAGGTTTTCCATTCCTGTCCGATGTTCTTCCGGACTGAGGTACAGCAGCAGATTTGGTTCTGTCTTGACCAAGTCACTGAGCCGAAGCCCTAGGGCATGGGCCAACTTGATCAGGTCAGCCGGTTTCGGCTTTTGGATTGCCCCTGCTTCGAACTGCTGCACCCAGCTGGCATCATGACCTATAGCATCGCCGATGTAGGACCCTGACAATCCATTAGCAAGGCGGTAGTATCGGGCATTGGCCCGGATGGTTTCCATCATTGCATCATCCATCACATTCCCTCCTCTGAAATCGCTGTCAAAAGAGCCAGGGCAGCAGAACGGATTCTCTGGTTCCTTGCCCTTTCGTTGGCCAGCTCAGTCTGGAGCTGGCGGAATTGGCACGGGCTGTACTCTTCCTGGTTCTGTTTGAGCTTTGCCAGGGCATATACGTCTTCTGCCCGGAACCGTACTCCTGGCAGATCTTCGAGTTGATTCAGGACGTGCCGATTTCGCATGTCGTAAATGGATGAAATCCCAACATTCAAGATTTCCGCCGCTTCGTCGGCTTTCAGGACTAGTTTCTCCATGGTCATTCCCCCCCTTACAGATTGTTTTATAGAATTATTTTCTAGTCTGAAGGCGCAAAATTAATGTAGTCAGAGGGGAAATTATATGCTTCAGAAATCTTGTGCTGGAAAATAGGATTCACCAGCCCAGGGTTTCTTTCCCATTTAATCAGCGTATCCTTGCTGATTCCAATGGCCTTTGCGCCGTCCAGCAGGGTTAATCCTGCGTTTACTCTCGCTGCACGCAGGGAAATTTGTACCGGCATCATGCTCACCTCCTTTTGGTTCACACGCATAGTATACTAGAATATTTTTCTAGTGTCAAGAAAATGTTTCTAGTTTTATCGTATTTTTGTTGTTTTAAAAAGAAAAATATTCTATAATATAACCATAATCACATTAAGGAGGCACAAGATTATGCCTACATCTGAAGAATTGAGAGCCTTATTTAGTAATAGATTATCTGCTTTGCTCAATGAACATAATATCAATCAGGCTGAGCTGGCTAAAATACTGGGCGTTAGTGAGTCAACTGTTGGGAAATGGATGCTTATGAAGTCTTTGCCTAGAATGGGTATCATTCAAAAGCTATCGGATTATTTTGGTGTTCCAAAAAGCTATTTCCTGGAAGAAGCCGCTGAAAAGAAACAAGCTTACTATCTTGATTCTGAAACTGCCCGGCTGGCTCAGGAATTAAAAGATAATCCTGGACAAAGGATTTTGTTTGACGCATCCAGGGATCTCACTCCTGAAGATATAAAAATAGTCATGACTGTGATAAAAGGTCTCAAAGCAAAGGAAGGATTAGATGAATGACGATCATCTTGACTTATCAATCCCTCCCACCACATGTTCCCGCTCTTGTCCATGCCAACCATGATGATTCATATACGATTATCGTAAACAAAAATCTTTCTGAAGAAGGTCGAAAAGAAGCTGTTAGACACGAAGTTAAGCATATTACCGGCGGCGATTTATACAAGGAAGCCAATGTTAACACCATAGAAGCTTCGTGTCATGGGGATACAAACAATTGTCAGATAAATGAAAATCTGGAAATCTACGTGAAAGATGGGGAATAAGGTGATGCTATGCTTATACTAATCATTATCATTATTTGTGTAATCGTTCACTTGAATAAAAAGGCGAATGAGAAAATGATTGCAGAATCTCCCATGAAGCCGAATGAGCTCGACAGATTCCGGCTCCCTGAAACCAGGGGATTTGCAAGGGTAAGTCTTCCGGTGACAAATGAATACAGGGTCCCGATGGACAGCTTTGTGGCATTTGATGTTGAGACAGCCAATGCACAGCCATACTCCATCTGCAGTATTTCTGCTGTCAAAGTGGAAAACAGGCAGTTCACAGGATCCATCACATCTTTGATCAAACCACCAGAGGCAAAATTCACAAATTCCTATATCCATGGAATTACCTGGTCAAAGGTTCGTAATTCTCCGACCTTCAAGGAATTTTATGAATCTACCTTCCGTGACTTCATCAAAGGGTTCCCCCTGGTTGCACATAATGCAAACTTCGACATGGGCTGTTTAATCTACACTGCGAAAACGGAAGGAATCGTCCTGGATAAACCACTTCTCTTTGCAGATTCTCTGCAGAGTGCCAGATATACATACCGAAACTTGAAGGACTACAAGCTGGACACCATATGCAAATATCTCAACTTCGACTTGAACCATCACGAATCATTGTCGGATGCCAAAGCCTGTGCCCAGATAATGCAGGACACCATTGATAAAGGAACCATCCCCATCATCAAATCCTTGTACAAGTTCTCGGAAGAGCTCTTTGTAAAGAGTGTATTGTATGAAGCTGAGACGTATGTCGGAGGAATCTCCTATGAATCCTTATACAAGGAAAAGCCAAAGAATTACACGAAAGACGATTTCATCCGTGACTTCGTTAATCCTGGTACCTATGCCCGTCTTGTAGATGTTTCCAATGAGATTGAATTGAACAAGCTGCATAAGGTAGATTTGCAGAAGATCTTAGCAGATGCAGGCCTTCCTACGAAGGGCCTGAAAAAGGATCTTATTGCCACCATCATAGAAAAGAAACTTGCACCACCGCTTCCTGCTGATTATGTGCATCAGTACAAAATCAGAGAAGATAAATAAAAAAATCCCTGCCGGTACTGCGAATACCGACAGGGAGAAGCGTAACCCACCTACCAAAGGGGTTTACTCTATCATTGTACCACAGAGGCCCCTTTCTGCCCAGAAGGAGGCCGATTTTTTATGGAATACAGTTTCAGTTATCGAGAAAAGAACGGATCTGTATGCCTGATTTTGTCTTACAAGGTCGGGAAAAGATGGAAGCAGAAGACCAAACAAGGGTTCAAGACCCAAAGAGAAGCCAGGAAGTACCAGGATACCCTCCTGGCCCAGGTAAAAGAAACCGCCGGGCTGACGGATGATATCCGTCTGAAAGATATCTCCCTCAGAGATTTCTTCCCGATTTTTGTCCGGGACAGGGAAAATGCTCTTGCTTATAATACGCTGCGTAACTACCATGACGGGATTGCCAACCTGGGATCCGTGGCAGATATCCCCATCCGGGATCTTACTACAGCGGAAATCATAAATGCCCTGATGGCATCTGAATGCAAACCCAGCAGCAGGAAGTCACGGCTGCGCTTTATCACCCCAGTCCTGGAGCATGCCCTGAAAATGTACAACATCATAAAGGTCAACCCCGCCAAAGGAATCAAGCTTCCCATGGACAAGGCCCCGAAAACGCTGCGGGCTTTCACCAGGGCAGAGCTGGCCGCCTTGCTGAAGCTCCTGGAGCCCTGGCCGCTCCGGCATCTGGTGGTAACCCTGGGGGCTGGCACCGGTATGCGCTTCGGAGAGATAGCCGGCCTCCCATGGGCTGCCATCGACTGGGACAAACAGGCCATCACGGTACAGCAGCAGTATGCCCAATCTGCGCACAATCAGTACAGCATAGGACCCTGCAAGACGGCCAACAGCAACAGGGTCATCCCGGCTTCAGCGGCAGTCCTTCAGGAGCTCAAAGCATGGAAGAAAACGCAGCCGATGACCATTACCGGGACAGTCTTCCCTCTGGATCGTATGCCTACGGAGCGCACCAGCATCAACACCCTGATCCGGAAACATTTTCCCGGCCGGTCTCTCCACGCTCTGCGGCACACCTTTGCGACGCTGCTGCTGTCCAGGACGGGAGACATAAACCTGGTGGCCCACGTATTGGGGGATACCGTGGGAACGGTGTCATCCATCTATGTGAATTACACCGAAGACATCAACCAGGTTGCGGTCAAGGCCATAGGATCCCTGTACTAAAAATATTTTTGCCGTATTTTTGCCGTGAGCGCAAAAAAGCCCGTATCCACTAGGGGTACGGGCTTTAAATTACTTATTTCGGGTAGTTGTTGGAGGAATTTTCCTTCAGCAATACGTCGTGGGCACCGCCTTCTACCAAGCTGGTAGCAGAAACCAAAGTCAGTTTGGCTTTCTTCTGCAATTCAGGAATGGTGAGCGCACCGCAGTTGCACATGGTGGAACGAATCTTGGAGGTGGTCAGGTTTACGTTGTCCTTCAGGCTGCCTGCGTAAGGAACGTAGGAATCAACGCCTTCTTCGAAGGACAGCTTCTTGTCGCCGCCCAGATCGTACCGCTGCCAGTTGCGGGCACGGGCAGAACCTTCGCCCCAGTACTCTTTCATGTAGGTGCCGTTGATGTTCACCTTGTTGGTAGGAGATTCATCGAAGCGGGCAAAATAGCGGCCCAGCATGATGAAGTCAG